GGACGCAGCATTTAATGAAGGCACATCCATTTGTTATCCCCGCTATGCCATAGCTGGGTAACTAACTCTTTACGCTGTGGGCAAATACCCAACTTAAATTTCTCTTTAGGGTTTGACTGGCGCAATAAAATAAACTCCCGGATCACTCGGATTTGATGCTTATTCAACCGCTTGCCGTAACCCGCGCGAAAACTTTCAATCGCTGTTTGCTGAAGTAACTTTAACATTTATCCCTCCCGTTTATATGATCCCGTTCTCTTTAAATTCTCTTACCAGGTTAAACTTTTTGGCAAGCGTTCTAAAATACCCTGCCCATTCCGCTGCCTCTTTCATACTCATTGATCGCTTACTCTGCCATTGCTGCCAGTCGATCGCCAGCTGGCGCGCCTCTTCCGGTGTTTTAATTTTTACTATTGCGGGTCTCTTCATTACTCCCTCCTTGTTATAGGTTAATCATTCTTCCGTCTTTAAAAAAGTTATAGTTATTAGCTTGGCAATGCTCTGCGAATTCCTTGTCATTCATGCGGTACTCAAGCGTTGCATAACCTTCGCGCTCCAGTTTAAAGCAGATGCCAAGGTAAATCTTAGCGAAGCGATTAAAAAGCTTGCTCTCTTTAGAGGCATTAAACTTAGGCAATATCTTTGCGCTTTCAGATATAATTTCTCCGCCCTCTTCGTTACTTAACGTGATTTCAGAAGCGGAGGCAAAAGGATATCGCCAGCTATGCGTTACAGTAATCCGATATTTTCGCCATTCAAATTCACCGGTAAAATTCAAGCCGTCGCCCTGGCTATAAGATAAAGAATAGCCGAGCGCCGGATCGCCCTTGATCTTGGCTGCTTCAAGTAACGCCTTACAGCTTTCGGTTAGCTGTTCTTCCAAAAACGGATAATCCTCTTTTTCGTACCAGTTAGCAATTGCCTTGTCTTTTGCTTCCCGGTTTAACTCTTTAAAGCGGTATACTTCGTACACTACTTTGACTTTTTTCATTCTGCCCTCCTTTTTATATCCTTTCGGCTGTATCGCTCGTAAAGATTAATATGTTGATGTACTATTTTCTTATCACGCTTAAATGCCACAACCCAATTCCCCACTACTATCCAGCTGCCCGCAAGCCATATGATTATCTTGCCTCTGTGTTTAAAAAACTTCTGTATCAAATACGGCGATTGTACTTTGTAAAAATTTACGCCGTCGTAAGCGTACAGCCCTTGGGCGCGCGTTCTGCCCAGCTTTAGGCTGCCTTGCATTAGCCCTATCACAAACACCTCCTTTTTATACTGCCTCTATTAATAGCCAGCGTTCCTTTCCCGGATGTATCAATAACGTTGTAACCTTTTTAAAACTTTTCCGGCATAGCGCGATCATTTTTCGCGCGCGTACTATTCGCCTGTGTAATTCTTGCGCCCGTTGCTTTTGTGTACACCAGCTATTTCGGGACGGTGTTAAAATAATTGTCGCGGTCAATTTTGCCTCCTTTCAGTAAGGGTAAATTTTGGTTATCACAAATTCCGTATCCGTGCGCCCTTTGCGTATTCTAAAGCTGTCAACATCTTTCCAGCTGTCGAAGTAGTAGAAAATTTCCTGGTCGTCGTCTTTGACGCTCAAGTCGTTAACGCAGCAAACATAATTTTGGATCCGGCTTTTATCGTCAAGCCAATAGCCGTCGATCCGAAATTTCTGCCGTACATTTAGCCGTTTAAACTTAGCCATTCGTCCGCCTCCCTATTTTGCCGGTCGTAAAAGTACCGGCGCGTTTATAATATGGTTATCCTGGTCTTACCCTTACCGCTTGGCGGGATTTGCACCCGCACAATAGAAGATTGCAACGCTCTCAAGCGGTTTCGGCTCTTGTGAGCCTCATCAGAGGGTTATTTGTTTTTGCTCCAGTCGTATTTCTGCCCTTCCAGGATTTCCTGTTCTTCGCAAATCTGGGATATTACGCTATCAAGCAATATAGCTTGACCGCTGCAAGTCCTGCCCCAATACCAATTATTGCCCCATTCAATAATCGGCTCATTGTGGGCAAGCAGTTTCTTTGCCAACCACTCGGTAATTATCCACCATTCGAAAACCTCTTGCGGTTCGTTTTCCAAATCGCCTTGGCTCTCGTAGCATTTACCGCAAGCTGGACACACAAAAACGCTTTGCCCGTCTTTTTCTCGCTCTTGGCAATTATCGTCAGGATTAAACACCTCCCCGCAATCTGGGCATTTGTATTCGTAGGCGTTTTGAATATCCTCTGCCGTGGGTAAAGGGTATTCTTTATCCTGGTAATTTATCCCCGCCCGCAAAACGCTTTCCATTTCGTAAGAGAAACACGCCAAGACATCACGTTCAACAAAACGCCTTTTAATATCCTGGTTAATGCTGCTATTGTGATTTATTTTCTTACTCATTTTCTCCCGCCTTTCCGCAGCTCAATTTTTAATGCTGCCAGCTCTTTGGGCGTCATTAGCCAGTGCTGCTCATTCGTTGTGTCGTATTCGGTTTCTACCACGCCCCAGCCGGTCTCACTGTCTTTGGCTTTGATTGTGGTAAGCCCAAACTGTTGAGCCGGTCTGCTGCTCTTAAAATCTCTGCTTAATACAAAATAGGTTTTCTTTGGTACGCTCAATTTATCCTCCTTGTTAGTCGCTCCAATTCATATATGAATAATGTTTCGCCTCGTTCCAGAATGCCCGCCACAATTGGCGTATCGCGTACCCGTAAAATGTGAGCTTGGTCTTGAGGGTCATAATCCACGCTCCAATTCTGCCAGGGCGTGAAAGCGTTCGCCTAAAGTAGTGTTTCCTTGGGCGTGGTTCAATTCAATGCGAAAAAGTTCGGTCGCCTGGTCTACTTCGTCGCCGTCCATTGGTTCGTTGGATGTGTTGAATTCCTCAGCCAGTTTTTTAATCCGGCTGTGTAATGCCTCGTCTATCCCCATTGGTTTTTTCTCCTCGGCGTTCTCCGGCACGCCTTGCCTTTTGCCCGTTCTCTTGGGCTGGGTACATTATAACAAAGGAGGAAAGTTTGTCAAGTGTTTTCTGTGATTTATTTTATTAATGGGATGTTGTTGATATTAGCACCATTGACGGCGTTTTATCGGGCTTTGTTGATTGTGTGATTTCTTTTAAGATGTATTATCTTATTAGTATTATTTCTCTTATACTTACTGAAATTATATATATATGATAAAATTAAGGGTATAAATATAATATATTCATATAGTGTTAAACTTTTTTGACGATTATGATGGCACTTCTTAAACATTATCACACTAACCCTCAATCCTACACCCTTCAAGCACGCCCAAGCTCAACGCTCATTTGATTTAATTGATGTATATGATGTTGTTGAATAGTATGATATTGAGGGTCTTATTTGTTAGCACTCTGTCCCCCTAAGTGCTAACCTTGAGCCCCCCGCCCTGTCAAGGTTTTTATTCCTTTTGTGTTTTATTATACCCACCCTGGGGATGTTCTAAAAGGGTATATGGCATCCTTCGGGAAGTTTCGGGTTTGAAGGGAAGCCTCCCACCCCCAGATCAAAAATATATTGGATTTGAAATCTCTTAAACCCCCAATATCAACCGAAACAAAATAATTTTTAAAATTTCTCTTGACAAAAATCTTTTAGTGTGATACATCTTAATCAAGTCCATAAAATAATTTATGGCGCAACCGGGAGGGATTCAATGGCTGGTACAGAAGAAAAGACTGCGAAGAAAAATGGGCAGCAAGGGATTCTGATTAAATGTCATGGGATGTATTACTACAAAACTGAGAGCGCCAAAGGAACCAAACCCTTTGTCATGGACGTGCGCGCTCCCTCGCTCGAGTATTTTCGCGAGCACGCTTTCAAGTACCAGGGCACCGGCGAGAAGGGGGAGAAGAAATTCGCCGACAGGTCGTTCATCAATATCCGCGGCCAGCTGAAAAAGAGGTTGCTGCCGATATTGCTGCAACGCAAAGTGACGGACTTTGCCCGGGTAAAATATGTTGTTATCGACGAGGTGGTGTCGGAGACCAAAGAGAATTTAGATCTCCCAATTACTCTGCGTTCCCGTCAGCAGCTGGCGCAGTTGATTAAAGAAAACAAGATGCCCATTGATGTTAATGAGTATATGGATGTCGATGAGTTACGCTCGGATATAATTGAATATCAGGTTGACCCCGAAACATTCAATAAAGATAAACCCCGCAGGGATAAGAGACGCAGCGAGGAGAAACAGTTTATTGAAATGAACAATCTCGAGGAGACACTTCCTCCGGAGAAACGCAATTCCGGCGGTAAGGCAGGCGGGATTGATGATCTTTAACAAATAAATTTATGGCCAAAGAAATAGTTATTGAATATCCGTTAGAGGGCGGTGTGGCGCTGGTAGAAGGGAAAGTCATTCCTATCGGCGCCAAACAGATTACTCCGGGAGAGATTCTGGGGCAGTTGAAGGATATTGTTTCGTATCCGTACATGGGCCGGGACATCGATAAGATTGGCATGACTTTAATTGAGGCCGCATTGTATGCCGCGGCTAAGAAAGCCGCCGATGGCGATACAGATGCCCTGGAAAAATTATTGAATAGGTTGATGGGTAAACCTTTACAGCAGGTAGCGAATTTGAATATGACCACAACCCTCAAAGAATTTCTCGATGGGTTGAGCCGGGCGGACGAAGTTGATCCGTTAGCTGACTAATGCCGGTAGCTGAACTTTCTCCGAGCCAAACTTTAGCCCTGACAAAACTGGCAACCAATTTGGAGTTTTATTCCAAGCATTGCTTGAAAATTGTTGATAAAGCTGGCAACGTAATACCCCTTGTGTTCAATAAATCCCAGCAGTATATCCATTCGGTAATCGAGAAACAGCGCGCGGCTACTGGAATGGTGAGAGTAATAATTTTGAAAGGCCGGCAGCAGGGGTGCACGACTTATGTTCAGGCCAGATTTTTTCATCGCACGTCTTTTAGGTCGAATCTTTCAGCCTATGTTTTAGCCCACCAAGTCGAATCAACCATAAAAATATTTGGAATGGCCCAGAGGTTCCGGAAGAATTTAGTCCCGGATCTTCAGTTGGAGTTGTCGAAGGATACCGAACGTGCGATGTCCATGGAGAATGGTTCGAGCTATTCTGTTGGTACAGCCGGGTCAGCTGAAATTGGGCGTGGGATGACCGTGCAATTATTTCATGGATCAGAAGTTGGGTTTTATGAGAATGCCGATCAGTTGTCAGTGGGATTGATGCAAACAGTGGCAGATGTGGCCGGAACGGAATTGATTTTTGAATCGACAGCCAATGGCCCGGGAAACTTTTTTTATAATCTGGTTATGGGCGCGGTTGCCGGGAAGAATGGTTTTATTTTAATTTTTATTCCCTGGTATTGGCAAGCCGAGTATACGGAATTAATCCCCCTCAAAGAAAGTGATTTAGATAAAAAAGAGCAAGAATATTACGCCACGTATAAAGCTGATGGGTTGACGTTAAATCATTTAGCCTGGCGCCGGCGTAAGATTGCGGCTTTTAATAATCAAGAATGGAAATTCATACAGGAATACCCTTTCAATGTTGATGAAGCATTTGTAAAAGCCGAAGGAAGATTTTATGATTTAGCCAAAGTGTACGCGGCCAAAGGACGAGGGACTGCGGTTGATAATAAAGATCCGTTGATTTTGGGAATTGATCAGGGACGCACGGGTGATGATACAGAAATTTGCCGCCGGCAGGGAAAAGTCATACCTCCTTTTGAGACTATACCTGCCGATGACGGCACTGAACGTGATATGAGATTAGCCGGCCGGGTGGCTAAGATTATTGAAAGAGAGCATCCGGATTTGGTGGTGTTTGATGTGACCAATGAGCACGGCGCCATGGACCGGCTGCATGAGTTAGGGTA